CCAGAAGGTTGAGTACGATGGTATTAAGTTTGATTCAAAGCTTGAAGCTGCTCGATACAAGATCCTCAAAGCAAGAGAGGAGGATGGTGAGATTGAGAACGTTGAAGTTCAGGTTCCCTATGAATGCGTGGTAGAAGGCAAGAAGATCTGCAAGTACATCGCAGACTTTAGATACTGGTGCAAAGATCAGTATGTGGTAGAGGACACGAAGGGTGTGCTCACTCAAGTGTTCTCGCTAAAGAAGAAACTCGTTGAAGCTTTACACCCTGGCGTCATCGTCCAGATCATCAAGGACCCGAGAGAGTGGCCCCCTAGAACGGTACTTGATCCTCATCCATCACATGCACATTTACGAACTCAGCATCAAACTTCTCTCGAATGTTCTGAGCAGAACCCATCATCAGATCAGGATCAAAGTTGGCCTTAGATAGTTCCCGTAACTCAGGACTACTAAATGACTGTTTGTCAAGTCCTTTAGATACCGCATTAAAGAACCCAACTATTCCCGATCGATAAGCAATCTTGTCGTCAGTGCTCTCCTCTGGGATATGCTCAGCAGGAACCAGCGTAGGCATCCACAGGTGCTCGCTACAGCCAGCCTTCTGCTCTTCAATGGTAAGACTCTTGCTGAATCTATCGCACCACCAGACGGCTCCATTTGAGTCTGTGATTGGTTTTGACTTGATGCAGTTTCTACAGTTCACAGATGAGGGCAAGCGCCGTCCAAGATAAACCTCACGATACACATGCGATTCATTCTTTAATCTCCAATCCTTTTCGCTCATACCGTCAGGGACTGCATCACTGGTGATCAAGCGATGTGCCTTCTCTTGTGCCTGTTCCCATATCGATGGGTTGTAATCAATAAGTTCAGAATAGATCTCGCTATTGTTCTTGTTGACTACGACAACTAGGGTTCGCTTGACACCAAAGATCCCCATGTAAGAGTGGATCTGCCACTGGTAAGTCTTGCTCCAACCTTGATAATCCTGAAGCTTTACAAGCTCTTTGAATCGTTTGTCGTTTGCGCTCTTAATCTCGAGCAAGACTATCTCTTCCAGGTTAGGCGGTATCTTTCTGACAAAGCCATCACAAGCCCCAGAGAAGTGTCCGCCAAAAGCAGATGCCCTGTATTGTTTACCATCCTTATCGACTGGCGATACACCTATTACCTTGGTCGAAGTGAGATAGTCAACCACTTGATCTTCGATGCGCTGCCCTAGATCAAACAACCTCAGCATTCTGCCTCCGAAGTCTGGGCTCAAGCACCAGTAAAAGTTCATCCAGATCTTACGCTCATCATCATCACCGATGATACTGAACCCCATGTGACCTCTGTTACGATCGTTCTGTTCGACGATGGCCTCGTCGATCTGTTCAAAAATTGACTCCAATGACATTCCAGTACTTACCCTCCTTCTTTAAGTTAACCTGTTTGATCTTGTCAAATACTCCAACCTCATTGATTAGCTTCACTGCTAGGTCAATGCTGTAAGGATACTTGTTTGAACCCGTCATCTTGTTCCACTTGATCCGAGCCATATCTCCGGCCTTACCCTTCATGCCGATCATGAGTGCAGTGCTTTGAGGCCAGTAAACCCCACGGCATTGAAACTCTACGCTGAGATAATCGTTTCCATTCTTCGATGTCTTTCTCTTTCCTCTGACCGCAATCACATCCTCTGACCTGTAGATGGGCTCGTTCTTTTCCGGCATCTCATCAGATAGGACGTAACCTTCTGCGGCAATGTCGCTGGCGGATACCGCTGTATCGTTATCGTTTTGTGGGCCTCCATCTAACACAAGAGCCCTAACAGGCTTAGGTGCCTCGCATTCTTCGCAGTTCTTAACTTCATGGTCATTAACATGGAAGCATTCACCGCACACCCATACAAGACTTCCTTGCGGAGGAGGTGGTCTTGATGGCCTAGCCTTATCAATACAACCATGGCGCTGCATGTTCTCACCGTAGTCAAGAAGCAAACAATCTTCTTTTCCAGGCCATGGGCGCATGCCTCTACCGCAGATCTGGACGTACAAGCCAAGCGATTGCGTGGGTCTAAGTATCGCGATGCAGTCTGTTCTCGGAGCATCCCACCCTTCTGTGAGTACAGCTACGTTACACAAGGCGTTGATCTTGCCCTGTTCAAACTGTTTTAGGATGGCGTCTCTTTCATTCTTGGGAGTTTCAGCCGTGATAAATGCAGCAGTGATACCGGATCGGATAAGCAACATGCACATCTTCTCTGCATGAAGCACACTGACACAGAAGAACACAGTGCTGGTCCTCCCTTTTGAGTATGCTTTCTCAACCCAATCGTCGATGATGTTTAGGATTGTCAAATCATCCATGGCAAGGACCTCAAGATCTGACTCTCGATAGTCACCACCTTTGAACTTCAGTCTTGCTTTACTGGCGTCGATGACCGCTTCCTTGGCCACGGCGAATGCAGTTAACCTGCACAAGTATCCTTCTTCCATCAGCTCTGGGATGGTCACTGAGTGAGCTACACCATCAAAGAAATCACCATCATTACCGTAGATAAAACCTTGGTTCATGCGATAGGGCGTAGCCGTAACGCCAAGGATCTTTGGACAACCTATCTCTTCAAAGTGATTGATGATCTTTCTGTACCGGCTTTTCTTTTCCTTGCCTACATGGTGGGCTTCATCGATGATGATGTAGTCTACCGGCAATGACTTATCTAACCTGGTTTGCGAGGCGAGCGTATCTCTACTCGCGATAATAATCGGCGCGGTGTTATTAAACTTCTTAAGACTAGCAGCGAGTACACCATACGGTGCATTCGGCCAAACGTTTAGCAGTTTCTCTTCTGCCTGAGAGATTAACTCTTGGCGGTGGGCGAGGATAAGAAATCTCCTCGAGGGATCTTGCTTGTAAAGCGTCTGGATTAGTGTCGCGAATACAACTGTCTTACCCGCACCAGTCGGCAGGACTATAAGAGGGTTTGTAATCTTGTTATCTAACCAACAGGTAGCTTTATCTAAAGCTTTTTTCTGGTAGTTTCTAAGTTCCATCAGTGGACTATTCCTTCTCCTTGAACTTCATTGAGTGTGTTAATTGCAACCTTTTCTTTGATTGACTGTATCGATGCATCTACGCTGTCAGGATCAGCAAAGGTATAAGCATGTATAAGAGAGAACGTGCTCATGACTTCTGCCACGGCCTCAAGACTGTAGCCGCTATCTCTCATGATCTTTAACCATTCCTTTAAATGCTCGTAAGCATCGGACATTTCTTCGTTGTTGAATTGAATCTCAATCTGGTCTACTTCATCCATGTCTCTCTCCTAATAAAGGGTGATCCGTTTCGACTACTGGTGGATCAGGCCAGCTAGCACAACTGTTTTTAGTTTTGAGGTGATCCTGAGGGGGCATGTCATAAGCCCAAATCACCTATCTACTTCAAGCAGCCGTAGTCTTTTGAAAAGTTTTGTCGGGTCAAGCCTTTTCAAATACTTTTCACCCTTTTCAGGGTTCATTAATAAATAAACGCGCCCACTTTTGGTCGTCTGGTAGGGCGGCACCAGGTGCTTGCGGTCGACCTATGCGGACCAGTTATTGGTCTGCACTTGTTGGGTTGGCGCAGGTTGGGCCGCAGGTTGAGCAGCGGGAGCGGCTTGCTGCTGCTGTTGCGCTACGTTCTGCGGAGGCTTGAACGAAGTGATCTTCGCTTTGTCCTTGTACATCCCACCATTGGGGTTAGGTCTGCCAGCTTCGATCTCAGTGATCACATTGACCGGCTTCTGCATAGCAGAGTTGACCAGCGCAGTACCGAGCGGCTGATTTGTATCGACGCCAGTGGCACCAATAAAGCTCTTCAATCGAGCCATACCTACCTGTGAGTTGCCGGTAATGGTGAAGTTTTCCCATACATGCATGTTGGCATGCGTAGGTCCAAGCACCTTGAAGTCGAACGCGAGGTAAGTGTTTCCAGCGTTTGAAGTCTTTTCTTCAAAGCTAACTGCCTCGACAGTCCACTCACCCGCAGGAAGCGGACCGCTCTCCATGTTGGACCCACCTGCCTCGACTGCACTCCAGTCGATACCTTGATCTAATATACCCATAATAATTCCTTACTGTTGGGGTGCCAGAGCGGCACCGTAGTGTTGTTCAAAAGACTTCCAGTCAAATTCAATTTGATCAGGAAGAGCTACCCGTGACTTGGCGTCATGGCTGGCGGCAAATTTAGTGAACAAAGCGCGGTTGCCATAGCTGACAGCGCGAGCCTTACTACCATCCTTCACTACCTCTACCTTGTAGTTCGCAAAGAAGTTGAAGTCCACCCAATCTTTGATGAGCGCATTCACATTCTTGTGACACTTCATCTCCCATCGGTCATAGGATTCGTTCTTTGCATCGTTAAAGGGCTTGATGCCTACATGGCTGAGCAGAATGATGTTCATTCTTTTCTGCCGGTGCAGGAAGTTCAAACCGTCTAACAGTTTGACCCACAGTTCTCGGACCACCGTGTAACCTTTGCCGAATCCTGGAGCATCAATGCTGTCCCAACCATTGGTTTGACATGCATGAGCCTCAGCCTTCAATGCAGCGGCATCCGTGGTATCCAGAACCAAGGTCTGGAACTGATGATCCTCATTGGCCAGTGACATTAACTGGTCGAGGATATCTTTCCATTCATTAGCCAAGGGGAATCGAGCAACACCTTCGATGAAGTTCAATCCATCCTCCGCCTGTATGAAGATTGCGTTGGGCGCACCTGCACCGAACGTAGACTTACCAATACCATCGGTGCCTTGGATATTCATCCTGACCGGCGGTAATGCTTCGTTGGGAATGACTTCCCGAGCCGTGGTTACTTGAGCCAGTAACGACATGCTATACCTCCTTTATTGCTTTGATTTTAGGGTCCCCGAGCTTGGTCGAAAGCGCAGCATGAATGCCGTCAAGAAGCGGATGCTTTGGATTCTCCAAGGCAAACGTCTTGAACTTGTTCAAGTTAACTTTGATTTCAGAAGGGGGGGTTATAAAGGAAGGCCAATCTTCAGTTGACGGATACATACTTAATGCATCTACCAATAGATCTTGATCCCAAACGTAGGTACGTTTGATCTCAAAAGTCACACCGTTCTCGGTGCGCTCTCCTCCCTGATTACGAAGTGGCGCTACAGCATCACTCGCAATTTTTGTGTCAAGCACTTCTCTTTCAAGACGCTTTATCTTACTATCGATCTCCGACTTAATTTTCTTAGCAGCGACCAACTCTTTTACGATACTCTCGTATTCCATCTACATCTCCTTTCTCTACTCTCCACGGACATCGTATTATTATCCTCACATAATATCAAGTCTTTTTATGTGGGAAATTATCATGTATGCTGTGGAGGCAAATACATAGGAGACCCAACGTGGATATCACAATCGAGAAAGGCGTTAGCGCCGGACCACCTAAGCGTGGCCCAGGTAGGTGGCAACGCATACTACTTAAGTTAGACATCGGAGATTCGTTTGTCATTGACGAGAGTAAAGATCCAAAGCAATCGCAGGTTAGAGCTATCAGACAATCGGCCAAGTCACTTGGCTATCAAGTGGTCACTGCATTGGAAGGAACATCGAGGCGCATTGAAAGGATAGGCTAATGCATTTTTTCCAACAGAAGTTCTGTGGAGAAAACATAGAGCCTGATATCAAGGGCGACTGGCTACATGAAATGTGGGAGCTTGGCTTCCATATCATTCCGTGTGGCTCTCCGGCAGAGATAATACCTCAGTACTTTCGCAGCCGTCATCCGTTCGATCCAGACGATGCACTGAAAGCGAAGTGGGCTAAGACCCCGCGTGTGAAATGGACACACTATCAAACCATACAGCCGAGTCAGGCAGAGGTGGATAAGTGGCACAGCGATTACC